TCTGCAATACAAAACTTAAATCAATTATTAAAAATAGCTGAAATTGGCTATGCTAATAAAATTGCAGAGACTTCACAGTTCGTAGCTAGAAGAGCTGGTCTTGCTGGTTTTTCTGGTATTACAGGTGCTTTCTTAGCAACAGGCGCTGGTATGAGTCCTTTAACAGGTTTAGGTATTGCTTTACTTGCAAAGCATCAAGGTAAAATTTTATCTAATCCACAGTATTTAGAGTGGATGGTAAAAGGTATAGATGACTCTTTAGAAACAAAAATAAGAAGAGCTAACATGACAAAATTAGCAAGAGTTATATTGGACGATCCTGATAACGAAAAAGTACAAGGACTAGACTTTGATGACCCCGAAGCCGTGATGCAATATATGTTTACCAATGAATTTACAAGATCATCGCAACCAGAAGCTGATGTTGATAAGACCTTTGCACCAAACTTCCCACAAGATAATCCACCTGACATGGGACCTGTTGAGGCAGGTGGCGTAGAGAACTTTAAAAAGACATCAAGTAACAACATGTCCAATGAGCTTATAACAAAACCTAAAACAAAATTTGTAGCAAGTAATGTATCTAATCCTTTCAGACCTGTAGGTGGTAGTATGTCACCTGCTAAACGTGCAGCTCTGGCTAGTGGTGATTTATACGGAGCCATTGCAACTGCTAAAAGAGGTGGTACTATAAACAAGCAAGGCATCATGTACTTTGCAGGAAGGAGGAGACCATAATGGGTAGAGCAGATCAAAAAAAGTTTAAGAGTTTTTTTGGAGGTAAAAGTTTAAAAGATTTTAGAAAAAGTGTTGGTTTAGATAAAAATGTATCTAAAGGATCATCATCTAAAGATAATAAATCTAGTTCAAAAAATAACAAAGGGTCTAATTCAAAAAAACCTAGTAAGGATTTATTAGAAGAAGCACAAAAAATTGATCAAGAGGCATTAGATCAAGGTTCTCCAACAACAACTGGCACTGGTAGACAAACTAAAGATTTTATTGATGATTTAAAAGATGCATACAAAGCAGGATTATTTACAGGTGGTACAAAGACCAAAGATTTTATGTCTAAATATGGTTTAACTGGAGATCAAATTAGAGATTTAAGAGTTGGTATAGATCAAGGACTTGGCACTAGAATAGGTAAAGGAGGTAACGTTTTAACAGATCTTGTTGGGGATCTGCGTGGAGAAGGTATTTTACAATCATTCGGACCAAGTCAACAATTTTTACAACAAAGAGCAAGTGAGATATATGAACCAGGCATGAAAAAAAGCAATATGTTTTTGCCTTTTGAAGATCCACAAAATATTTTTGAGAAAGGTGCGAACTTAACCACTCAATATAATCCGTTTTTAAACATAGTTTCTGGAATTTTTGGTAGCAGTGCTGGTCAACGAGCCACATATTTTGGTAGAGAAAAAGGTCTTGAAGGAGAAGAGCTTAATCAATTTGCAGCAGCTGTAGCTAATGATCGTGATTTATATAATCAAATGATGGCAACACCTGAGATGCAAAAATATGAACTCAATGAGTTTAGAGCCGAGGCTAATAAAAATGCTATGGCTAAAAGAAGAAGTGGTGACCCTGATCCTATATCAGGTAGTCAAGGAGGAGGAGACGATGAAGGTGATGATGGAACCACGGATCCCGGAACAGATCCTGTTTACACACCCCCTCCGCAAAACTACTTTACATTCTTTGATCCTAATCTTGGTAGATATAGATCAGGAACATACGATGAGTATCTACAATACGTGACTGCCAAAGATGGTGGTATTATACAATTAGAAAATGGGGGAACACCACCTAACGCACCAGGTGGAGTTTTACCACAAGGGCGTAAAGAACAGTTAGAAGATTTATTTAAAGCAAGAAGAGAGATACAAAATCTAGATACTCCTACAGATAGTGAAGCAGAAGGTTCAAGAATGATTATGGAAGAGATAGATGATAAAGCTAAAGCATTATCGGATAAATCTAAAGAAGGTATTATGATGGCTATGAGGGATCAGCCTGCTAAAGATTTATTTGCAGCTAATAATCCTGACATAGGTCCAGCGTTAAGAGATGAGTTAGGTCTGATAGGTAAGGTAAAAGATTCAGGTCTATCTTTATTTATGGAAGCATTAAGAAAATCAGATATATCTACAGGATCTGCAAATCAATTTCTAGAAGAAGCATTAAATAATTTTGTAGCTGCGGGTATCATTCCACCAAACACATCTTATGATCAACTCACAGATCCTTTTAAAGATTTAGTAACTAGAGAAGCTGCTATGATAGCTAAATCAGAAAACATGAAAGCACAAGAAATAGGCATGCAAGGCCCCACAATTGACCCTCAAACAGCTCCTTATATAATGCAAGAAGGACAACGAGAAGAATTTGATAGAATAAATCCAATTTTTAGAGGTATACCCGTTCAAGAACAAGGTGCATCAAACATGTACGAAGTAGCAGACGGAGGTATTATTGGTTTGAAAGAAGGGGGCATGAATGATATGATGCAGGCCGACAGTTTAATGTTTAATGATCCTTCTGATGAAGGACAATGGGAGTATAATGTTTAATTTTAACACAAAGGATATGTTATGGTTAGCAGGGCTAGTTCTTAGCTTTGGTGTTACTTGGGGTATGTGGAGTGAAAGATTAAACGCTGTTGAAAAAAAAGCAAATAGTGTTGCAGAAATGCAACAAGATATTGCTGTCATCAAGGTACAATTACAGTCCATGGACGACAAAATGGCCTGGATGGAAGAGTTTTTAATTAAGAATTATAAGGAGTTTTAGAAATGGATATGGAAAGACTTTTGGCGTCTGTACGTCATAATGAGGGTTACCGCAACAAGGTTTACCTCGACACATTGGGAAAGAGAACTGTGGGAGTGGGCCACCTCTGTGTAGAAGATTTTTGGGAAGATGATAAAGAATATGAAGAGTCCTTCTTGATGGAGATACTAGAAAAAGATTTAGAAAACGCTATATCAGGTGCAGAAGAACTATTAGGTGAATATACAGTTCATGATCAATGTAAAGAATTATTAGTGGAGATGGTTTTTCAACTAGGAAAAACAGGTGTCAGCAAATTTCGAGCCATGTGGGCAGCATTAAAAGATGAAACGCCTCCAAATTACAAGACGGCAGCGGCTGAAATGCTCGATTCGAGGTGGGCAAAGCAGACCCCCAACAGAGCAAAACGAATGTCTGACACTATGGCAAGTTTAAGTTAAAAGGAGGATGTCATGTGTGAATACTGTAATGGTGAATGTGGTCAAGGTTGTTAATGTAGATGAGATACATTATAATACTATTTCTGCTATTTGCGGGTAAGGTCTGGGGCGAAACAAATACCGTGTCGAGCACGGTTGTGACCAACTCAACTCCACCTACCGCAAATGCACCAGTTATAGCCAATTCCAACAGTGACATATGTAAAGTAGGTATTGGCGGAAGTGTTCAAAATAACGTTTTAGGAGTTGCCACTGGAATTTTAGTAGATGATGAACTGTGTCAAAAATTGAAATTAAGTAGGTCTATGTATGGCTACGGCATGAAAGTTGCAGCTGTATCTATCCTTTGTCAAGACCCACGTGTCTGGTCTGCAATGACCGATGCCGGGACCCCGTGCCCTGTACGAGGTTTGATCGGTGCTGAGGCAGCTCAATACTGGAGTGACAATCCATCAGAGATTCCAGACGGTAGTAAATACAAAACTGAATACGTACAGGCTGCAAAACCTGTAGAGGGAGAGTTAAGCGATGCAGGACATATTGCACTTTATAAGACTTTGTTCCTTATTACTACTGGTCTCCTCTTATTCTAAAGCAGAGTGCTTAATTGATGAAGCAGGACTTTGTATTCCAGGAGTTACTATCACAGAAGATACACAAGTTGACATTACTGAAGAAGACAAAGGCACAGAAATAATTACAACTACTACAACGACCGTTACTACCACCACTACTACAATTACAAACGAAGACTCAGGGGATATTTTAGATGGCACTAATGGTTATGTATCATCTGGTAAAGAAGGTGATATGGACTCAGATTGGGGTGGTCAAGG